AACTCAGCCCGCTCGGCCCAGCCGAGGGACAGGAACTCGACAGCACGGTCTTCAGGCAGGTCGTAGACCTGGCCCTCGCCGTAGCCCTCGCCAGCCATCCCGACGGTCTGCAGCATCTTGACCTTCATCGCGTCCTCTGAAATCCGCTCGGGGGGTTTCCCCCCCGAGCGGTGTGGGTTGCTGTCAGTTCACCTATCAGCTGGCCGAGCCACGCAGGAACCGGAACGCATCGGTCTGCGTGTACTTGATGTCCACGCGGGACGTGCACACCATGCCGATGTTGTCCTCGTCGGCGAAGCGCTCATTCAGCACGCGAAGGCTGAACTGGCTGCGCTGGCCGATTACGAGGTAGTCAAAGGCACCGATCAGACCGCAGATGCCGCCGCTGGTGAAGCCCTGCGAGCTGGTCGCGGGGTTGGGCACGAAGTGCGACGCGTAGATCGGGATGCCCATGAACCGATCGGGCTCGCAGAGGATGCCGCTGGGCTGCCAGTAGTACGTGGTCGTCGAGCTGTTGATGATCGCCAACGCACGGATGAACTCGAGGATCTTGTCGCTGACCAGGATCGCGGTGCTGGGGTGCTGACGGTACTGACGCGGCAGGCTGTAGATCCACTCCTGCATCTTCGCAACAGTCACAGCCGTGTTAGCCGCCAGCGTAGCGCCGACCGAAGGACCCGTTGAGGGGGTCGAGGCCTGCGGACCGACCGTCAGGATGCCCGTGGGCTGGCCGGACGCGCCGGTGCCGACGAGGAAGCCCTGCTCTTCCTTCTCCGCAAAACCCTTGGCGAAGCTGTTGGTCAGGATGTTCTCGAGGCTGAAGCCTGGGCCGCGGGCGGGGGCGTCCTCGGCCAGCTCGCGGCTGACCTTGGCAAGACCCGCCAGCTTCTTGGCGTTCAGAACCACGCTGCTGAAGGTGGGGTTGGTGCTCAGCGAGTCGGTGATCGCGCTGCCTTCGGTCGTCCAGTTGACCGACGCGATGTTGCTCTCGATCACCACGTCCCTCTTCCACGAGCCCATCGGCATGATCTGCGCCAGCTTGCGCAGGGTCACGATCTTCTGCAGCTGCTCGAAGATCTTGTCGCTGTACTCGGTGGGGGCGATCACGTCGCCCAGGCCGGTGCCACCCTCGCTCAGTGCACGCTGCTCGCTCGGGCCGATCAGCTCGCCGCGGCGCAGGTACGAGTCAAACGCGTCCCGGTACTCCTCGGTGTCCGCGTACGCACCCCAGCGGGCCTTCTCACCCTTCACGCTCTTGGCAGCCCGGCGCTCGGGGGCGTCCTTCACCTCGGTCCAGCCAAGGTTCTGGTCCTTCTGAGCCAGGCCCATGAGGGCGACGTTCCTCTCGCGCTGCTCCTGCAGCTTGCGGTACTCGGCCTGCATGGTGTCGAAGCGCTTGGTGTCGTCGGCGCTCATGTCGCCGCCGTTCTCGTTTGCCGCGTCGATCATCGCCTGCATCTCGCGGTAGAGGTTGCCCATCTTCTCGACGAGCCCTCGGTAGGTGTCCTTCTTGTCGTCCATGTCGTTTCCTTTTCTGTGCGGGCTCAGGATCGGTTGACGTTCAACACACCTGAGGAATGGAGAAGAGCCCCGTCCGCCCGCACGCTGGCGACGAAGGCCGTACTGTCCGAATCGCTGTAACGCTCGCCCAGGCGGGTCACCGTGAAGCCCGCGAAGTTGGTCACGAGCAGGTACTTGCTGGGATCGAAGAACATGACCAGCGTGTCGCCGCTGGCCGGGTTGGTGTTGCTAAGGCGGTGGTAGATCGTCGGCAGACCTTCGACCGTCGTGCCCTGCTTCATGTTGCCCATGAACACGGGGAACAGCGGCGGGTAGAAGGTTGCGTCGAACGAGGCGGTCAGGCGGCTGTTGATCACCGCCACGCTGTTGATCCACTGCTCGAACGCCATCGGCGACAGGGCCGAATTGGTCGAAGCCCACGTCGCAGCCAGCACGTCGCTGGGCTTGTTGGTGGTGGCCACGCCGGTGCTGGCCGTGCGGCTGTACGCCTTGGCCGAATTGAATGCACCCTGGCACTCGCTGGTGCCGTTGCCGATGATGATCTGACGGTTGATCTCGGTCTTGAGGCTGTCGCACAGTTCCTGCATCAGGAACGCCTCGACGCTGGCTGCCGACGCCGAGTCCTCGAGCAGCTCGTTGCTGACGCGGCACCACGAATGCACCTTCTTGAGTCCAAAGGTGTAGGTGGTGCTGCCGCCCGATCCCTGCTGGGGAAGGGCAAACTGCGTGGGGCTGGTGTAGCTCTCGGTTCGCAGGCCCTCGGTGCCAAGCACTGCGGTGGCCGTTGCACCTGAGCCCGCACCGCCGGTGAACGAAATGGTGGGAGCAGACGTGTAGCCACTTCCTAGGTTGGTCATGGCAATCGAGACCACTGCGCCGCCGGAAATGGTGGCCGTGGCCGCGGCGCTTGAACCGCCGCCGCCGGTGAACACCACCGTGGGGGCAGACGTGAATCCCGACCCGCCAGCGGTCACGTCGATACGAGCGACCACGCTGGTGTTGTTCAGGGTTTCCGCACCGACGTAGATGGGTGCGGTGAACCGCTCGGCACTCTGCACGATCCGGACGCGGCTGAGGATTGCGTCCTGGGCGATCGCGTTGTCGATGTAGTCATTCCAGCCCGTCGGGGCGACGCCGCTGCCAAGGCCCGTACCCGCCAGGGTCAGGGCTCGGGTCTCGGCCTCGCTCAGGGCGTTTGCACCGCGCCGCAGGTAGGTCTGGAACAGGCTGCGGTATTCCTTGCTGCCTCGATCCAAGGTTGTGGTTGCCATCGCAGTCTCCGGGGTTAGCGCCGGGACTGCGCAGCAAAATGGCGCACTGACCCGGCGGATATTCGTCGTCGTTGGACATCCGCTTGCGGATCAGTGCGCCACACGGGCTGCACGGAGACCTGCCTCGCCCGTCAGTCGAATCGCACTAGGCGGTTGCTCGCTGGGGGCGGGAGTGATTCAGTTGTCTGTGCTCATTAGAGCACTTCCAAAAACCGATTCAAGACCATACGTCACGCCGGGGGAAACATCCGCAGCATGCGCTTGGGGGCCTGCTCGGGCTGCTTCTCGCGGGCCTCGACGCTGGTGCCCTCGTTTGCGGGGAACGTGACCAGGCTGATCTCGAGTAGGTCGGCGTCGCGGATGATCCGCAGGGGCTTGGTGGCACCCTTCTCGTACGCCTCGTCGCGGACCTGAAACCCAAAGCTGCACTGGGTCACCACGCCGCTCTTGACCAGCTCGTACGCCTCGCGGCCCGACTGCGTGTCGGGCAGGGTGGCCTCGAAGCCCAGCCCGGTGGCGTCCGACCACAGGCGCAGGTTGCCCGCTCGGACGCGGGCCAGGGGCTTGCCGGTGTCGTGGTTCCACAGCAGGGCGATCTCGTCGGCCTGCTCCAGGGCCCGGTTGAACGCGGCGGGGTCAAGGCGTTCCTCGAAGGTGCCCATGTCATAGGTGTCCCACGTGGCCGCGTAGCCAGTGACCCGCAAGTTTCCGGCACCGGAAAGGGTGCCCTTTTCACGTCGTTCAGGGTTGTGCATCGGTGATCTCCAGTAGGGGTTCATTCAGTACGGTCACGCGGATCAGGTCGAGAAGAGCGGCGGCTGCCGAACCCGGCAGCGATCGCATCCCGTCCAGGTCCTCGCCCAGGTTCTTGATGTCGCCGACACGGCTCCGCATGCTGCGGGCGTGTCGGACCAGTTCCGCATCCAGCACCGCGGTGGCCTTGGCCTCGTCGCCCAGCAGGCGGCCCAGCCCGGCCACGGTGTCCCGCAGCTCGGCGTCCAGGCACTCGATGGGTGGTGCCCACTTGTCGAGCTTCTGCTGGGTGCGTTGCCGGAGCAGGTACTCGCCCACGCGGTTCAGGTGCCGCTGGTAGGCGGCCTCGACCGCTGGCCGAACGGCGGCAACAGCGACCTGGGCTTTCGCGGCCCGGCTATCGGCCTCCTCGGCCTCCTGGGCCTCCTGCGGCGCGCTCGATGGCTCAAGATCGATTTCCTCCGGCTCAAGGTCTACAGACGGCTCCTCGGCCGGGGACGGCTCAGCGGGCGCGCTAGGCCCTGCAGGACGCCCCGGTGCCTCGGTGTTCATGGGCACCCGGATCTGGTCGCCGCCCTCCACCGCCGGCCGGCCCTCGAGGCCGCGTACCTCGTTCACCGTCAGGATGCCGTTGGTGACCGCGGTGGCGTAGGCCGCGAACCGGGTCGACATATCGGCCCGCAGGAGCGAATCGAACGAAACGCGGGTGCAGAATGGTTCGCCGCGGGGGATCAGTTTCCGGCTCGCCTCCTGCTCGAGGCGGGTGGCCCAGCTGCTCAGGGTGTGCTTGACGAACTCCGCGTCGGCCTGCTCGGCGCTGTTCCAGCTCGTCGCGTCGGTGTCGCCGACCTTGTGGCTGGGGACCCCGAACGCCGCGGCGATCTGCTGGCGGCAATACTTCCGCATCTCGATCAGGTCGGCGTCCTTGAAGTTGGGGCTGATCGGGTCGTACTTCAGGCCGTCCTCAAGCACCGCCACCCGGCCCGCCCGGCTGGCGCCGCCGTGGGCCGCCTGCCACGCCTCACGCAGCCGCTTCGACGCCTCGGGGCTCAGGCGGCCCGGCATCTGCAGCGTGCCCGCTGGCACCGCGTTGTTGGCGTAGAACGTGGTGACGTATCGCTGCACCTCGAGCTCCAGCCCGATGATGTCACGCATGAGGTGGATCGGCGGCACGCCGAGCACACCCTCCATGGTGGGACCGCTCAGGTGGAACACGTCGTAAGCCCGCAGGCGGCGGGCCTGCTTTTCGGGGTCGCGGCCCTCGTACTTGCCGCTGAAGACCTGGTAGTAGGGCTGATTCTGTGCGTCCCGGTAGATGCTCACGTAATCCGGCCGCAGCAGTTCCAGGGCCACGGCACGCCCGGCCGTATCTCGCTGGATGTACGCGTAGCCGTTGCCAGCCAGCAGCGCGTTGGTTAGCAGGGCCTCCTTGAACGCGACCGCGGTGTAGTCCTCGCCGGGCTCGTAGTTCAGCAGCCCGTAGAGCGGGTGGTTGGGCTCGGCGACCTTGCCGTCCTGATTCTCCCGCAGCACCTGCCACTCCAGCCTGGCGATCGAACCCGCGATCAGACGCACGCAGCTGAAGACGCTCGGGGCCTCCAAGGCCCGTGTCGGCGTGATCACCTCGCCGGTGTACGAGTAGGTTTGGATGTACGACTGAACCGAGCCCGACACCGGCTGCCCGATAGGCACGGTCTCCTCAAAGTCGGCACGCGGCGGGGAGCCCCGAGGTATCGGAGCACGATGTCCTTCAGACCCATGTGATGGCCCTTTCTTCGTAGACGCTTGGGCCGCCCTGATCGCCCTGGTGCAGCCAGGTCGCCAAGGCGGTGACGAGAGCAGCCACGGGGTCAATCCGCTCCGTGCTGCTCGATTTGGATGGCTTGAGGTTTCCGGCCGGATCGCTGTCCGTGATCGTGTTGCTTATGGCCCAGTTCAGCAGCTGGTTGTCAGGGTGCCGGATCTTGCGACCCACGACCAATGCCTCGAGGCGTTTGCACGGCTCGCTCAGGGTGCGGAATCCCTGACGCACCTCGATCATCGGCACGCCCTCGCCGTGCAGCCCGCTGGCCAGTTGCGTCGCGTTCCACGGGTCGTAGCCGATGTTGCGGACCGAGTAGCGGCCGTGCACCTGCCGGATCTTCTCGGCGATGAAGTCGTAGTCGACCACCGAGCCCGGCGTGGCGATCAGGTCGCCGCGGCTGGCCCACACGTCGTACGGGGCCCGGTCGCTGCGGCTGCGGCGGCGGATGCCCTCCTCCGGACACCACGACCACGACAGCACGTCCACCGATCCGTCCGCCATGGGGAACACCAGCGCCAGCGAAGACAGGTCCGTGGTCGTGCTCAGGTCAAGCCCGCCCCAGCACTCGCGGCCAGCCAGGCTATCCGGGTCCGCAGCACTCGAGGCGCACGCCTTCCACGCGTCGCTGCTGATCCACACCGTCTTGGCCTCGGTCCACTGGCACAGGTAGAGCTGGCGGAAAGTGGTCTCGTACGTCGGCAATTCCTTGGCCTTGTCGCACTCAGCCCGCAGGAACTCCTCCGTCACGGTCACGCCCAGCGAGGGGTTGGCGGCCCGCCACACCTTCGGGCTCTTCCAGTCGGCGTCCTTGGGAGCACTGAACACGACCGGCATGAACGCGTGGTCGTCAATGATCCCGTCCCTGACCTTCTCTGCGTAGTCGTGCAGTTCCCAGCA